TACGCCCTGTCCAATAAAGCGCATGTTTATAGCGCCGCTAGTACCAATATTGAAACTGCTACTAGAAACACCAAGCCCACAGTGTGCACCAGCTTCATCATAAGGACGAAGATATCCTAGTGTTCCAATATTAGTATCAAGAATTTTGTCTGGATATTCCCACCTTACAAGATCGTCAAACTGAACTGTGCCATTTACATCTAATTTGGCCTGTGGCGAATCTGTACCTATACCAACATTAGTTCCATTATCATAAATTATTCCACTAGTAAGTAGCTGATCACTAGTCCATACTGCAACATAATTTTGGGTGCCTGTACCATGCACAATATCTGTATCAGGAATCCAGGTGTCATTGCTGCTGTTATATTTAATACCATCACCATTAACGACAGAATCTATATTAACGTCATGAAGTTCATGGAGCCCTTCTTGCTGTGGCCACATGCGAATAAAAATTCTGCCTGCACTTGCATTTTTGCTAGTAACTATAGCAAATGGAATAGCTAAGTTAGGAGATGTCGGTTCTGTAGCTGTCCAGCCACCCGCCGCACTAGGATCTATATATAATACTGTGCCTACATCATAGCTATTTGTATTTAAATTATTCAATGGACCGAAAACACTGATATAGCCCAGGCCGCCTTCAGAACTTATAGTTTCAGCAGCAACTCCTAGAATATATTTAGCTTCTACACTACCATCTGCAACAGCAGGAGCAACATGAATATTGTCTCCGCTAGCACCAGTGGCCATAACTACAGTGCCGAGAGATATATCACTAGCAGTATTATTTTGAACAGTAGCTCTTAGCTCATTAGCATAATTGTCTATCCATTGTAAAGTCTCAGAACTATCTGAAATTTTAGATAATATTTGTCCTTCTAGTCCATTTGCTGGAAAATTTGCTGGAGGAAGACCTAACCACGATGTATTACCATCTCCAATTTTTAATAGATTATTGGTGCCGTCATAGCCTGGTTCGCCACTAGCTAACGTAGGATTCTGGCTGGACCATTCTGTAGCTATACCTTTGCGTACTGTTATGAGATTATTAACGGCCATACCTTATCCTATAAAACTTATTAATGACTAACTTATAATAGATAGCCTGATTAAATTGTCAACTTTATGGACTACCACCGTCAATAACAGCATAATGTAGGTATACTGGGTTGGCAGCACTAGTACCAGCAAAACTGGTCATGCCACTTAATGCAGTAGTAGTGTCTCCAAGTACATATGTGCTATCGCCAATAGTTAATCCACTAGCACTTAATTTGCTGATATCAATACCAGCACTAGCACTAATATCAGCATTATCAATGCTAATATTTAAAAGATTAGACCAATCTACATTTGCATCAAGTTCGCCTTTTGTTCCACTGAAAACTTCGCTACTATTAGTAGCGTCAGTAAAGAAAGTGAATTTACCTGTACTATCATCATAACCAAAGAAGCCAACCTTAGCAGAACCATCATAATAATTAAATTCGATACCACGATCTTTATTATCATCAGTAGTAGGTGAACCGCTACCAATAACAAAAACAGGATCTTCAATAGTAACAACCGTGGAGTTAACAGTAGTTGTAGTTCCATTAACAACAAGATCACCACCTACAGTAAGATTATTGCCAATATTAAGATTATTACTAGAAGGATTATAATACAAACCAGCGTCTGTGTAAACAGTTTCTGCTGTAGCACTGCCATTATCGCTATCTACAAAAACAATATAATGATTAGCATCAGCACTTCCTTGCTGTGTTTTAACCTGATCAGCAGTGTCTGCATTACCAGTCAGATCACCAACAAAAGATGTAGATGTAACACTACTAAGACCAGCAATAGTTGTGGCAGATGAGCCGAGGGCTATTTCCGTACTGCCAACAGTTATGCTATCATTAACTAGACCAAATTCTAAACGATTTTCAGCATCTTTATAATTGATTCCTACTCCACTAACACCGAATACTCCGGTTCCAACAATATCCATAACTTCTTCTGGACTAATACTAGCAGCAGTAACCCTAGCATCAACAGCATCATTAAAGTCACCAATATTACTAGAAGTTAATCCACTCACATTAATCTCATGATCAGCACCATCAACAACAATATGGATTCCTGTTCCTTCGCTAAGCGTGATGCCAGCTTGACCATTAATCGTAATAGTGCCATTGGATTCAGTAAGAGTGATATTATCTCCAGCAGCAAGATCAGAGCTAAAAGATAATCCAGTGACCTGACTATTTCCGTCTGTAAGCTCTGTAATTGACACACCGCTGCCAGTAATTAAATCATCATACCTCAGTTTAGCATATTTTAAACTGGTCCAAACAGTGCTACCGTCGCCAACTTTGGCTCTGCCAGTATCTGTTTCATATCCCCATTCACCAGCAGATAGTGTTGGATTGGTAGAAGTCCATGTGGCTGCTGAGCCACGACGCATTTGTAATAATGTATTAACTGGCATTTTAATCTCCTGTTTATGGTGTGCCGCAGTCTATATTGTAGCTGTCTATAAAGTTTGATAAATAGTTGTCTAATCCAATAACATCGCTAGCATATACAATACTAGCAGCAAAACCGGTAGTAATCTCAATAGTATCAGCATTAGTGGTAGTAATTTCTAAATTTTCTGTATTATCTTCAGTAGATGTTTCTATATCAATTATGTAATTAATATCAGAAATTTCCAAAGTAAATTCGCTCATTATTCATTACACTCCAAAGGTTCTTCATACTTGCTAAAGCGTTTCTGTATAGTTATTGTTCCATAAAGGATTCTAATAACATATTTACCGCCCTGATTATAATGATCATCATCTGATTGTAATTCTAGATCATACTTGGCATTACCAAAGTCAAAATCGTTTGTGGTGCTAGCAGGAAATAATAAATTGATTTTACCAAGACTACCCTCTAGATTAAAATCATATAAAGTTTTGTCGATATTGTCACTAGAAAATACCTGGGTAACATTAGCACTAGTTCTCCAAGTTAATCTAGCGCACCAATCGGTAATATCAATAGGGTCTCCATTACTATCCTTATATATTAAGGACATTTTGAACGAAGAGCCTTGTTCAATAGTAAAATTGTATTGACTTGCTCCCATTATATATACCTTTTCTGTGGCTGCTGTTATATTAGTAAAATACACCCAACATATAAAAAAAGCCGCCCAAAAATGAGCGGCTTTAGTTATTAGACTATAATACTAGATTATAGTGAGCCAAGTAGTACTCTTCTGTTATCAAGAACAGCAAAACCTTGCTCTGCCCAGCCATAGAAACCAGCTCTCTTCTGACGATGTAGGGTATCGTCTTCGAAGATTTGGACTGCTTCACGAACTGGCATGATGAATGAATCTCTCTTGCGAAGATCAAGACCAACAACAACTTCAGTGTTGTGACCAGTTGGCATGGAAGCACTTAGAGTGTTCTCATAGAACAACTGATATTCTTGACCATCACCGAGTTCATCAAGATCATGAAGATTGACACCGAAGATTCTGTTGATAGAACCATCAGCCGCTGTGTAAATCTCACGACGAGTAACCTCATCGACCTGATCAACACCCCAGTTACGAATGTCTTCCATAGCTTCAGGAGAGACATATAGATCAGTCAACATTCCACGGTTGTTGGAAGCTGAATTACCACCGCCATTACGACGCATAACGGTCTTCATAAGAGAAACAAGTCTCTTGGTGAACTGACCTGCAGCGGCATCGCTATCATAAACGACGATGTTACGATCTACACCAGCGGCTAACAGAGTGTGCCAACCGTCATCATTCATCTTCTTAACAAAAGAGGCTTCGAGAACCTCCATTGCACGACCGACAACGTCCCAGCGGGCGTCACGGGCATACTTTAATAGATAATCGATGCTAGCACCGATATCAAAAGTTGGAACCATGACATAATCGCCTTCGACATGACGTTCTGGGATATAGCCATGATTAGGAACAGTGTAGGCAACGAAGTCTTTTTCGGTACCTGGAGCAAGGAAATCGAGTGGGAATTCTGGAGTAGCACTTTGAGCTAATTGGATTGGCTCGAAAATACCATCGAGGATGTTACCACTGAGGATACCCTGACGAAGAGGCTGCTCTAGTGCTTTAGCAAATTCTGCATTAGCAGCTAATGAAGTCTCTCTGTGCTGTGAACCTGATCTTACTAGAAGATCTGTAAGTTCTGGAGTTGGTTGAAATGCTTTAGTTTCTGCTGACATGTTATTGTTCTCCCTTTTCTTTAATTAGGCAATGTTAACTGCTACTTTTGCGTAACCATCTGCGTCTACACTGCTCAAGAATCTTCCGACTTGAGCGTTATTACCACTGTCTGAATCATTACCGATTTCGCCGTTTGCAGCGACGTATGCAACGTCTCCAGCAGCAGGACTACCAGCAACTTGATCAGTGGTTACTTGACCAACTTGTAGCAAAGTAACTTTGCCACCCTGTTGTACTTCATCTTTGTGCCAGTTAATATGCTGACGAGTAAGATCAAGATTAACAACATCATTTAACAAAACGCCAACAGGTTTTGCTCCGCTTGGATCAGCAGCATAAGCAACAACAGCACTGGCATCGTCCATGGCAACGCCTGAACCGCCTGTACTAATTGTAGCCACACCACCTCTTTCGGCGGTTGAGTTCATGAAAAATGAAACATCAGTTACTGTTTCAATACGATCTGGTTTAAGAGCCATATTTATTCTCCCTTATTTTGAGGTTTTACCGAGTCTAGCACTTACAAATTCAACAAGTTCTGAGCGAACACTAGCTTCTGCTGATTCTGTTTCTGATTCATCGCTACCAACGCTTAAATCAACTGTTTCTTCAGCCTCTACTTCTTCCAAAGCAGATTCAGCTTCTTCAACTGATTCGTCTTCTGAAGCCATCTTTTTCTTCATCATCATTGCTTCTTCTTCTTCCTTCTTCATTTCAGAAGGTTTCATAGCAGCAAGTAATGAGGTCATTGAATCAAAAGCTTCATCATCAAGATTTTCAAACTTTTCAACAGCAGCGGAAGCAGCGTCGTCTTCTAGACCCGCTTCAACCAAAGATGCTTTTCTTTTTAATGCTTTTTCTTTACGAGCCATTTCTTCTTCTTTCATCTTATAGCCAGCAATAACTTCGTTTGCTTCATCAAGCTGTGCTTGAGCGGCTTTAAGAGCTTCTTCTTTTTCTGAAATAGCTGAGACTGCTTCTTCGAGATCAGATTTAGCTTTCTTCATCTCTTCTTCCATTTTCTTCTTTTCGTCATCATGTTCTTTAGCGAGAGTCTCTAGCTCTGCTGAAATCTCTTCTGACTTAGTTTGTTCTTTCTTTAACATTTCATCTTTTTCATTCATAGCAGCCTCTAATTGTTTATTGGTTTCTTCTAGTTGGGAGGCAGTTGCTTTTGCTTCTGCCACTTGATCTGCACAATTTGCAGAAACGGTATCTAATTTTTCGTTAATTTCTGCAACCTGTTTGTCGATATTTTCGCTCATGTTAATAGTCTCCGTATCTGCTTCTATTGTGGGCTTATGTTCTATTACACCTGATTTTGATAAATTGTCATTTTTTTTATTCAATAAATCATCGATAAGTGTTTTATTAAATATTATACTATCCGGATTTGCAGGTTTGTCAACAAAACCTTTTCCGCTAAAAGTAATATTTCTTAAAACTCTACCAATCTTATAATTGTCATGTTCGCCTTGTCCACCATATGCTCTCAAATATTTACTTAAATAAGCAGTGTTGTTATCTCTAGCTAAAACTTTAAATGACCCCGTAGATTTATCTACAAGACCATAATCAAAGCCGTTGAAATAACATTCCATGCTGACATATTTGGTTCCGTTTTCAATTTCAGCAATTAATTTCTCTGCTCGTTCTTTAAGTTCCGGTGAGCTAAAAGCCTTATAAATTACTGATCCGGTCACAATATGAAATTTGTCTGGTAAAGAATCTTCTGTAACATCTTCCGCAATAATATTGCCATCGTCATCAATAGGCCAATTGGAAGTAATATGTCCTATAATTAAATTTTCATCATGCTCTAGGTTGGTTGGTTTATCTTCTGGGGTTTTTCTAGCTTTCCAGACTTCAGCTTTATCAAATATATCATCATTTCTATTCCAGCTAGAGCTAACAAGAATAGACTGTACATAATATAGATCTGCGTCATTTGCAGAAGCTAAAATTTTGGTTTTAAGATCTTGATTTTGTTCAATGTCATATGGCTCAACAACAGAAGCATATGATATACAGCTAGAGCCTGAAATTTTTTCAGCGATACCATCGTCTGTTTCTTGCGAATATATAATCATGTTTTGTTACCTTTATTGATGCAATGTACAATAAAACGAAGCCTTTGCTTGTTTTTGATCTTCAACAGATAAGTCTCTGTCTAGATCTATAGCCAACTGTCTTAACCATACACTATAATTACCGGCATTAGATGGATTTAAGTTGTCCATTTTTTCTAACACATAGTTTGCATTTATTGTGCAGAATGGTTGTGTGTTGAATAAGATAAGGGTTTTTAGGTTTTCAAGTTCTTTGGACTGTTCATTTGATAAACTTCTGAGATTTTTCTTTCCATAGAAATCTAACAAAATTGGATTAACGATCTCACTAATTTTCTCCTGGGTCTCTGATGCCCATAAAAGCATAGATGCTCCAGTTCTTGGAGAGAATGTGCGGTCTTTTCGTTTTTCTTTATCTTGAGAAAGTTTTGGTCTACCTTGCTGCGGTTCACCAGGCAAAGATTCTGGCGAATCTTTTGCCAACTTTGTTGGTTTAAGAGCTTGCCGCATTTCGAGTGAACTTTTCTCTCCGTTTTTCTTGGGATCTAGATTTAATCCTACTTCACTCGGGCTGGCTACTCCGCTTTGTAGAGCGATTTTCTTAAGTGAGTTTTCGGGTTGTGGATCATGCCAAGGACTAGCCTTTTGTACCATTCTGTCTGACTGCCTATCTTTGCGTTCTCTGTTAAGTCTTACTTTTTCCATTTCAGAATCAAAGCCAAATCTGCTCTGTAGTAATTCATCAGATATGATACTACGATCTGCAAGTTGAATTAGCAGGGCTTTCTCTGATTCTTCATTAGATAGATCCATTCTATCAAATTCTATTTTGGCTGGTAATCGAAAACCCATTGATTTCTGAACTAGAGCTATCTCTCTTTCCCAGAATTCAGTAAGTACGTCTCGACCATATTGTAATCTTTGGGTTAAGGTTTTTAAGCTAATAAAATTATTGGTAGTTCCAGCCGCACCATAGGTTCCGGTAAGAGTAGGAGGAATACCAAGTCCAGCATAAACACTATTAAGATGGGGAACATATTTGCCTTCGCCTAAAAATTGATGAACACTAGTGCGACTTTCTAATAGTTCAATATCTGGACCCCATACCAAATCCATCGTACCGCCGCCAACATTATTACCAAGAATCTGTGCTAGCTTTGCGGCGGCGGCTTTCGTGGGAGCAATTTTATGCTCAAGACTACCAAGTTTAAATATACGAATATTACTAATAGCGCCATCTAATGCTGCCATGTCAGCAAGTTTCAGCTTTTCGATGACAGTAATATCGTCCATAATTGAGTAAATCATAGGAAATGCCCATCTATGCCAATCGTCTTTTTTGTAGTGAAAAACCAAAGTCTTTTGTGGATCTAACGGATAATTCTTTTTAGATTTGGCTGCCTCTAAGATCTGATCTGGTAACTGTGCGACAACAGCTTTTTCAGCATCGTTCTTGGGAGAATTAATGGTTTTCCTGAGCATTGAAGGCAATACAAGTTCATATCTTTTATCACTGACAAAAGAAGCAAGGGAGCCAGCTGATACTTCTACATATACAGGATCAATAAAAGTATATCTCCAAGGTATCTCTCTTTTTTCTAACTGTGTGCTTTCTAAATCATTAATGATTAGGTCTGGAGAGGCAGTGCTCTTGAATA